GGCGTCATCGTGTCGCCGGGAGCATCATCGGCCACCGCAACGGTTACCGGCGCCACGCAGACGGTCTGCCTGACCAACCTCGGCGCCAATGTCTGCTACATCCGCTTCGGCGAAACCGCCCCGGTGGTCGCAAGCACGGCAGATTACCCGGTGCCGGGAGGCGCTCAGGTAACCATCACCAAGCCAGGCGATTACAGCCTAATGGCGTACATCTCCGCCGCCGGCACATCCCTGCACGTCATGCCTGGCGAGGGGTTCTAGCATGTACCCGCTGACCCGGCTGCGCTTCCGTATTCGCTTCTGGAATATCGGAGGCGGGCCGGTTGCCGGTGCGCTGCTGCAGGAGGATGGTTTCTTCCTGTTGCAAGAGGATGGCGCGTATATCTTGCTTGACTAGGGCATCATGGGCGCCAAAGACTCAAGACTGGATCGCGCTGGCGTCGAGGGCTACAACAAGCCCAAGCGCACGCCATCGCATCCGACTAAAAGCCACGTTGTAGTGGCCAAGGCCGGCGATCAGGTGAAGACAATTCGCTTCGGGCAGCAAGGCGTCTCCGGGTCTCCGAAGACGGAGGGCGAGTCGAAAGCATCCCAGGCTCGCCGAGAGTCATTCAAGGCCAGACATGCCGAGAACATTGCCAAGGGTAAGATGAGCGCAGCGTATTGGAGTGACCGCGTTAAGTGGACGTAAGCCATGCAAATTCCAATCCTGAACGGAATTTACACTGACGGCACGCCGGAGATCCGCACCAGCTACCCCGTCAATTTGGTGCCCGTACCAAAGGTCAGCGGCATCAGCAACGGCTTCTTGCGTCCAGGCGATGGCATTGTCGCCAATGGGACAGGCCCGGGCATCGACCGTGGCGGCATCGAGTGGAACAACGTCTGCTACCGGGTCATGGGCACCAAGTTGGTCTCAGTCTCAAGCAGCGGCACGGTAACCGTCCTGGGCGATGTTGGCGGGCCAACCACCAACTTGGTCACGTTTGACTACAGCTTCACCAGCCTGGCCGTTGCATCCGGCGGGCGCCTCTATTACTGGAATAGCACCGCCGGGTTGCTGCAAGTCACAGACCCAGACCTTGGATTCGTGATCGACTTCTGCTGGGTCGATGGCTACTTCATGACCACCGATGGTCAGTACCTGATCGTCACAGAGCTAAACGATCCATTCGCCGTCAACCCGCTGAAGTACGGGTCAAGCGAGGCGGACCCCGACCCGATACTGGCGCTGCTCAAACTTCGCAACGAGGTTTACGCACTCAATCGGCACACCATCGAGGTCTTCAACAACGTAGGCGGCGATCTTTTTCCGTTCGCAAGGATCGAAGGCGCTCAGATTCAAAAGGGGTGCATCGGCACCCAAGCCTGCTGCGTTTTTGTTGATGCAATGGCCTTCCTCGGAGGCGGTCGGAACGAAGCGCCAGGCATCTATCTTGGCGTCTCCGCAACCACAACAAAGGTCAGCACCCAAGAGATCGACAACATTCTCCAGCAGTACACCGAAGATCAGTTGAGCACGGTGAAGCTGGAGTCCAGAAACGACAAGGCGCACGAACACCTGTACGTACATCTGCCAGACCAGACGCTGGTCTACGATGCATCCGCCTCGCGAGAACTGCAGGAACAGGTCTGGTTTGTTCTGGCCAGCACCACCACTGGCATCGCGCAGTACCGGGCCAGGAACATCGTCTGGTGCTACAACAAGTGGCTGGTCGGCGATCCGCAGTCCAGCGCCATCGGCTATTTGGTGCAAAGCACCGGCCACCACTGGGACCAGCAGGTGCGCTGGGAATTCGGTACGCTCATCGTCTACAACGAGAGCAACGGCGCCATCTTCAACAAGCTAGAGCTGGTGGCATTGACCGGAAGCGTTGCTGTAGTGACGCAAATTGTCAATGGCTTGCTCCAAGAAAACGGGTTCTTTTTGCTGCAAGAGAATGGCGAGTACATCCTGCTTGAGCTTGCCGTCCCAAACTCAGCGGCACTTGGCAACCCGCAGATCAGCACCAGCTATTCGCTTGACGGCAAATCGTGGAGCCAAGACAGGTTCATCTCAGTCGGCACCGCAGGCGACACCAAGAAGCGCCTGGCGTGGTTCCAACAGGGCCACATGCGCAACTGGCGCATCCAGCGGTTCCGGGGCGACAGTAGCGCCCACGTGTCATTCGCCAGGCTAGAGGCCCAGCTAGAAGCACTGGCGTTCTAAGCATGGCAACCACCGCGCCGAACTCCCGGAAGCTCAATCTGACGCGGGATCAGCTCGCGCAGTTTTTGACCGACCAACAGCAGATCAGACAGTTTGAACTGTTGTTTGCGGTTGTTGATGCTATCGGGCCTGATGGCGTGCTGGAGGTCAACATCGCCGCCGGCATTGCTCAGACCACCGCCGTGCAGGCGCTCTCCATGATTGCCTCGCTGGCGCAGGAGTCGGCCATCAATGCCGCGTTGGCCGAGAACAAGGCCAATCAAGCGATGGCCATGCTCGGGAGCCTGACGGCCTCGGTCGAAGGGCTGCAAATGGCGCCCCCGGCCAGAGAGTTCAAGCGCTCAAGATACGGCTCGTTTTACGACACCACCACGCAAACAGCAACGGTCATCAACACGGCTACGGCGATCACGTTCAACAACACCGACTTGAGCAATGGCGTGTATATCGGGTCACCCACCTCGCGCATCATTGTGGACAGCGAGGGCATCTACAACTTTGACACCTCATTTCAGTTAGACAAAACAAGCGGTGGCACAGCGGTTTTTGACTTCTGGTTTCGCCTAAATGGCGTTGACGTGGCAAACAGCGCCAGCAGAATAACGATTCAAGGCAACAATGCTGAGATTTTCTCATCGCTAAATTACTTTTTTGACCTTAAAGCCAACGATTATGTTGAGCTGATGTTCTCGGTCACTGACTTGAGTGTTGAGCTGAAGACATTCCCTGCCGCCGCACCGCATCCCGGCATCCCGTCCATAATTCTTACAGTCAACAACAACATTGAAGGCGTCCAATGACCGTAATCGTCAAAACCCTAGTGGCCCCCAAGCAGATGGAGGCCTCGCAAACAACGCAGTACACGGCAAACTCTGTCAAAGCGCTGATCGACAAGGCCACGGTCACCAACACCGATACGGTCAACAGAACATTCAGCGTCAACCTGGTGCAGTCCGGCGGTAGCGCAGGCAACTCCAACCTGATTATTGATGACCGAGCCGTGGTGCCAGGCGAGACCTACCTGTGCCCGGAGCTGGTCGGCCAAGAGCTCGATGCCGGTGCATTTATCAGCACGATCGCCAGCAACGCCACAGCGCTCACGTTGCGCGTGTCGGGCCGCGAAATTACATCCTAAAGGAGCCACACAGCATGAAAGAATTTATGGTCATCCCCCAGGGATTCTCCGGCCTGCCGATGGGCGAGGAATTCATCACCACGGCAGAGAACAAGAAGAACACCGAGACCGTCATCGAGGACTGGATGCTCGGGCCTGAGAACCCAAGCAACGAGCCGGCGGCCAACAAGGTCTTCTGGGTTGCCGTTGGCAAGGCCATGCAGGTGGACGAGAAGGAGGCCCGCCGCCGCCGGTGCTCGAACTGCGAGTACTACGACAACAGCACCATGACGCAGGCTAAAATGGAGCGCATCCCTCGCAGCGACTGGGACACTGGCGCAGGCTTCCGCGGCTACTGCAACAAGTTCGAGTTCATCTGCCACGACTTGCGCGTTTGCCAGGCTTGGGAAGAGCGTGAATTTGAGATGGAAGATTGACGGGTTGTCAAAATGTGTGAAAATCAAGTCGCTGAGTCTATCGGGTTGCCAGCGGCTCACCCTGCACAGGAATGCCCGATGAGTCATGCGCTGGTTCAGGAAGTCAAAACTGGCACCGAGCCAATCTATCGCCTGGAGGCCGAGCTTCTAAAGTTGCCCCAGGTGAACATGCCCGTTGAGCATGCTTTCTGCGCTGGCCTGTACGCTCGCACAATGCACATCCCAGCCGGAACCGTCCTGACTGGCGCAATTCACCGGGAAGAATCGTTTTTCTTGGTGCGCAAAGGCCAGTTGATCGTCAGCACAGACAGTGGCCCCCGCATTCTTGCGCCAGGCGATATGAGCGTCTCTAAGATCGGCGCAAAGCGTGCCGGCATTACCTTGACCGATGTTGAGGTGACCACATTCCACGCCAACCCAACCAACGAACACGAGCCGCAGGCGCTGTGGGACTTGTTCACCATTCCGGCGCCAGCACCAGTTCTTGAGGCCTCACATACGGCGCACTTGGAGAGATCAAAATGACATTTGGACTATCAGGAGCGGCACTGGCCGGCATTGCCGTTGGCGGCTCAACGCTTATTTCGGGAATGATGCAGGCCGATGCAGCATCAAGCGCGGCAGGAATTCAAGGTGCAGCTGCACAGGCCGGCATTGACGAGCAGCGCAGGCAATTCGATACGGTTCAAAAACTGCTTAAGGATTACACAGAGGCAGGCCCAGAAGCACTTGCAGCACAGCAAACACTCCTTGGCCTCAAAGGCCCAGAGGCCGAGCGCGCAGCCATTGAGCGCATCAGTGGTGGCGAGACATACAAAGCCCTTGCCGCGCAAGGCGAAAACGCACTACTGCAGCAGGCGTCAGCCACTGGCGGGCTGCGCGGCGGAAACATTCAGGCTGCTCTTGGCCAGTTTCGCCCTCAACTTCTATCCAGTCTCATCGACCAGCAGTACGGGCGGCTTGGCGGTATGACAAGCCTTGGCCAGGCATCAGCGGCTGGTGTTGGGGCTGCCGGGATGCAAACAGGAGCCAATGTGTCAAATCTTTTAGGACAGCAAGGTGCGGCACAAGCTGGCGCTGAAATTGCCCAGGGCAAAGCATTCAGCGCAATACCATCGGCAATTTCTGGCGGCCTTGGTTTGTTTACTGGCCTGGGAGGGAAATTCTGATGCCAGCACCAATTGACTACAACGTTCAAATCGTTGACCCAACACAAGCATTCTTGGGCGCATTCCAAACCGGCGCAAGCGTCCAAGACGCTAGATTAAAACAAGAGCAGCAGCAGCAGCAGCAAGCCAATCAGAAGATAATCCAAGAGGGGTTCAAAAAGTTGCGTCAGCCAGACGCAACCGCTGCCGACTATGCCAACCTCTCAATGATGTTGCCAGAGGCGCAAGCCAAGGCCGTGCGCGAGAGCTTTAGCATGTTGTCGGGCGAGCGTCAGCAGGCAGCGCTGCAACAATCTGGACAGGTTTTCTCTGCATTCAAAGCAGGCCAGCCAGAGATTGCCATTAGCCTACTTGACCAACAGATCGAAGGAAAACGCAACTCTGGCGATGAGGCCGGCGCGAAGTTCTTGGAGACATGGCGCAATGTGGCTAAAGTGAACCCACAAGCTACCGAAGACTATTTCGGATTCACCATCTCGCAAATGCCTGGTGGCGACAAGATAACTGAATTTGCCATCAAGATGGGTGCAGAGCGTAGAGCGGGGGCCAAGGCACCGGAAGAGCTGCGCAAAACCAAAGCAGACGCAGACGCAGCAGAAGCAGATGCAAAGACAAAGCTGGCCACCGCCACTAATGCAAAGGAAAAAGCAGCCGCTGAAGCTGAACTGGCAAGGGCGCAAGCGGACAAGGCAAGGATTGAAGCTGATTATCAAAAACAGATCACACTTGCAGACCTTAAAAATAAAGCCGCCACCCTTGGCCTGACAGACGCTCAGAGAAATGAAGCATTGGCAAGAACAAGCCAACTTAGTCTTGCAGTTAAAAAAGCAGCGCTTGAGTTGGAAGCACTCAAAGCCGGCACCCCCGACCCGGCCAAAGCATTTGAGCAAGAGAAAACGTTGCGCAATGAATTCCAAACCCGAAACAAGGTTTACAGTGAACTTGGCACTACTTATTCAAACATTGAGTCATCTTCCAAAGCAAAATCAGGCCCAGGCGACATTGCGCTAATCACCGGATTCATGAAAATGCTTGACCCGGGCTCGGTTGTGCGTGAGACTGAATTTGCAACGGCTCGCGATACCGCTGGCCTGTACACAAGACTTGAAAACAGCTTGAAGAAAGCGGAAAGCGGCCAGTTCCTACAGCC